TAGTCATATTTTCCCAATATCTTTTACGAGCAACTGATATTTTTTTCGCTACCGATCTTCTCTCAAGATGTGTTCGATTTGCCCATTGTTTCTTATGTCCTAATGACATCTTCGATATGATGATAGAATACTCATCTCCAGACAAACGTGCCCATTGTTCTTTCGATAGGACAGATCTTGAAGATCTCATGGCATATCTTTCTTCTGGAGATAAACTTTCCATATATATTTTCTGAGCATTAGACATTTTTCTAGACATTTCCTCACGCTGTTTATCCGTTAAACTATTCCAGAATTTTGTAGTATTCCCTCTTCTAATGTTAGAATGAGCTCTCATTTCTTCAGGACTCTTATTTCCCCAAGTAATCTGATGCTTCTTTTTATAATCTTCTTTCTGATCTGTGGTTCTATTCACCCGTGTCGATACACGCTTAGCATTAACAACCTTCATTTCTTGATCTGTTTTATTTATCCATATAGCTTTACCTATCACTGATCGTTGTTTCGATATCTCGTCTCGTTTTTCCTTCGATAATTCTTGATACCAGGAATTCTTCCTCCATTTTTTATAACATGACTGGCATCGACACTTCGAATTTTGTCTTTTTATATAGTTGAGATGAGATGATGAAACTTCATATTCAATACTACAATCACTACATACAACTTTCACTCTCTTTCTAGCCAAGATAATACACCTCCTTTCAATTAAGATCCCCAGATAACAATTATCATAGTCACTTAGCTGCGGATTTTCTCTATCTTACACATTTTTACCATATCTTTGGAATTACCCATTGCCCTATAGAATGTTACCATCTATAGTTGGTAGTGTAAGGTTGACAAGAACTTCCCGCAATGATGAGAGAAAAGGCTATAAACACTCATAACCTTATTTTCTATATATGCCCAGATCTTGTTATAGATATCAAAGTCCCAATCAAATACCTGGAACATATCAATGTAGAACTGATGAAACAAATCAATATTTTTCTGTATATTGATTGATCTCATGACCGCAAAATGATTAACAATAAATGATAGAATCTTAATACCAAATGAGATTTGTAGCATAGCTTTAACATGGACATTGAGGAACTCCAATGATTTCTTCTTTCGTTGCATAATCGAAAGCATATCTGGATTCTTCATATTGAGCATATTTTCAGCCTCGATATCATCTACGTAGTTCTCATCAACCATTCTAATGATCTTTTCTTTCATACTTGGAGTGAAGATAATCTTATAACAAAGATCCTTGAATGCATCGAAATTCTTCAAGGTATATGAGATATTATCAACATCGATCAAGTATTTGATTCGGAAGAGGGCTGGTATCAATTCTCCCTCTTGATCATACATTGTTTCAAAGAAGTTCAACTGTTCGCACATTATTGGAAGATAGGAAGAATAAGATAACTTCGTCACTTTCCATTCATTGAGAGCAGAAATGTTCTCATTATTGAGATGACTAAGTTCTTTATCAAATTTGATAATCATGGTCTTTGGTGCAGAAAAGAACTTCGCATCATCAGGATGCAATTTCCACTTAATCCAATATGAGGATGCTCCATTTGGGAACGAGTTCTTTTTATATTTCCAACGTGGAATCTCACTCGGCTTCTCAATGGGTTTAAGAGCGTTAATTTGTAACATCCACAGTTTCCCCTCCCTGCTGTAATATTTGCCCAAACGCTACTGCCAATCTCGATGGATGTGTAGCTAGAGTTGTTCCTATTCTTACAAATGGATGAGCCTGGACTAGATCATATAGATTATACTTGAACGTTTGACAATGATCTTTGTAATTGTATCTATATTCTCTAGCCAAGAGAACATGAGAACAAGTCCCGGTTAGGATCTTACATAGATCCTTGACTAACTCGATATTTGATAATATATAGGTGAAGTTCTGATCGCACTTAGTAACAGCTGTTTTCAAATCCCCATACAAATATCTTATCGATATTCCTGGAAAAATTCTTTTACAGTCCTCAAGGATATAAGGCTCTTCATTCTCGCTATAAACGTAGACTGGAAATGACATGTGATGTTTCTTATACATATCCAACATCAGTCGAATATTCAAACCTGGACTTATCTTGTACAAGGATGTATCTGAAGTTATGATTTTGAATAGTAAATTATCCAACTCTTCTCCATCCAATATTTTTCTGTAGTCTAAACATCTTAAGGGATTGATATAACGTCTTTTTATATACCATTCAATCAAAGAAAAGATGGACATTCTATCAACGATTTCAATGGGGAGTCCTAATGATGTTTTAGTTAAAATCATCTTTATAATTGCATAGAGATATACTGGTTTTACGATATCGTGATATTGAAGGAACATTCCAGCTCCACCAGAAAAGAATATATTTGTATCAAATAGTTTTCCTTCTGTAATCATATATTCACCTTCTTATACTTTAGAGAATCTTTTCTCTATTTCTGTATAATCTGGTGAATATTCACAGGAGGATCCAATATCGGTTCCTTTTGTTCCACATATAGAACATATCCATGGATGCTGTGGAGGATTGGATGCTAATATATAACTTGCATGTACTTTGATATGATTACAGCTAACATGTTCTTTTATCTCGCTAGCATCTTTATCAGCTAAATCTCTTAAAAATAATTGACCTTTATTATTAACGATAAAGGATTGACAATAGGATCCATATATCACCTCTCCAGATATCTCGGCAAGCATCTGAATGATGACCTCTTTATCGCTACCATATTCTTTTTCAATATTTTGACAGATCTCTCTTAAGGTTCCAACTGTTAGAATCATTTTATTCCCTCCTTTTGAAATGAGTGAAAGAAGTAAATAGGGTTATATTTCAAACCCTATTTACAGTAGAATTATTATTGGGGAATGTTGTAAGAGCTCATATTTTGTTGAGCTGGAGGTTGCTGTTGATACTGTTGATTTCCGTAATAGGGTTTACGTCCACCCTGGAAATTTCTATTTGGGGGACGTTGATATCCTCCACCTCTATTGTATCCTTGGTTTCCACTTTTGGCTTCTTGTATCTTAGCAAAGTCTTCAGTAACCTTGTCTAGATGTCTTGCTGTGTTTGTTCCAATAAGATAGCTATCAAGAGTTTTGACAAAAGCCCCAAGTCCAGAATCAATAACCTTTGGAACCATCTGTCCATTTTCCTCAACCTGAATGGTGTGGGTTGCGAATTTAAATGGAATTATCTCATTATTCTTTGAGATCGTAAACCATGTCTCCATTTGTCCATCAGCGCCATCTTTTCTTTCAAGAACAAGACTAGCTCCACCAGCACAAGGAATAGTAACTACTGTTTTCTGAGGAATCTTTCCCTCAATAATATCTTTTCCTGTTTTGTAAAGAAGGAATGCTCCATCCCATCCCACGGTAGTAACAAGTGCTTTCTGAGAATTCCATGAACTTCTTCCATTAGCATCCTTTGACAGAAAAGGATGAAACTGAAATGAGATATTCATGTTAAAGTATTTCACATTGATATAGGAAATTCCTTCTGAATACATGTTCCTTACCTGAGTACTTGTATTAAGTCTCTGATTTGTCGCGTCAGCCATTTTTTCTTACACTCCATTCGGTTTGATTATATTATTCTTGTTAGGTTCCATTGTGTTGGAATCCACAAGATCTTTTTTGAATTGATGAATCATGGTAATATAGTTGGTAAGATCCACTAAGAACTCATCATTCTGATAGAGTTTAGGAGAATATTTCCTTAGGAAATTTCCAGCTACCATTCCGTTCTCAAATAAATCGTAGACTTCTTGATCTCCTCTGTATTTCAGAAAAGTTGTTGGGGTCATCGTTGTTAGTAGCGGAGAGTATCTGTCCATGAGTTCTTGGAGTTTCTTAAAATATTCGTCATCATTGTCGCCAATATTTTCTATGGCTGATCGTACATCTGTAGCTATTACTGACTTGAAATTATTTCTAGCTCCAAGGATAAAGAATTCATATAAACGTCTAATAATGAATTCTAAATCTTCACTCAGTATACTTTCCCCTTCTAGTTCCGGAATAGTGATTGTTAATCTTGTACTGAATAATTCCTGCATAAAATCAGTAAACTCTTGGTGTATAACATTCAAGACCTCTCTGATTTCTGTTGGGTGCTCTTCACTGTCATCATTGTTTACTTTATCATATGAGAGCATAAGTTGTTTATAAAAGACATCAACATAATTTGTATTATCCTCCATATTGATGTAATCTTCAAACTGTTTCTGAATGCTCTCGTATATAGTTTCAACTGGAGTGTCTCCAATGAAAGCTCTTTCTTTGATAATATCTGTAAAACTTAATGATGGATTAATAGAATCTTCAACAGGGGGATCAACTCCCTGTTGAAGTGGTTTCTTAATTTCATCCATTTTATATTGACACCCACTTTCTATTTATACTTTATATGTTGTTAGTATTTAAGAACATTATACAGAAATTAATGAGCTCGTAATGTTTGCCTTCCCATGAGGAGTTTTCAAACTCAGACCCTCAATTTTTAGTGTTTCCCAAACAGATCGGAAGGATCCTATAATATCTGATATAATTACATCATAATCAAGAAGATCAATAATCCAATCTGGCATTTGTTTTACCGTACCAGGGATGGCAATAACTTTCATTCCAGCCTTAACGATCTCACTATTACTAGATCCAAATATCTTATTCTTGATTAATTGATATTCTTTTGGATGATTCTTCTTTGTTCCCTCAAGATCTGTTAATCCAGTAACAATGAGTTTTGCAATCTTTACACGATCCAGCGAATATATCTTTTGATGTGGATATATCTCATTCCAAATGGAAGCTGCTCGAAAAACTTGGAGAAACCAAGATCCACTTGTAACTTCCCCTGTCTTTTTGTTAACCCTTTCTTTATAAGCTTCCTCAGCCTTATACGTCTGGGTTCTAAGAAATCGAACTCCTCCGTTTCTTAAATCCTCATATATTTCTTTTTCAAATCTCTTCAGATCCGCCATAAGATTATAGAGTTCCAAGTCTTCTGAGAAGAGGATATAATCTCTTAAGATCCGTGTGAATCTGTTAGTCACCTCATCTGTTACTCCAGCCTTGATGAAATCAAATCCCTTAAGTTCTACTTTATATGGGACTATAATGTGACCTTCTCTTAGTACGATAGATGCTGCATATCGTTTCTTTTTACCAGTAAGAAAGAATCGTTTAAACATGAATTCATTCTTCATCGCTAGTTCTTTTCTAGCGTCTTCTCCCATGTTATGGACTCTTCCATATAGATCCAGCAGTTTCATGACACAACTATCGACAATATTTGCTAACATATTAACACAGATCATCTCATTATAGATTTTCTTTCGAGAGAATGTTTCTCCCGGAAAGACTTCGTTCAAGATGAATTTCACGAAGATGTTAGCATTTATAACATTCGAGTCTGTATCTACCAAGAGGATTGTATTCCGTTTTTTATTATTCAATTTCACTATGCTGTCTGGAGTTAAATACTCAACGAAACAAAATTGGTTCATAAACTTCGTTAAAGACTCCATATCCTCTTTGATAACTGCAGGAACATCATATGGATTCAAGAACATTTCTTTTGACACCCAATCATTATATTTATCCACACTTGGAAATTGACTTCGATATTGTGATGGAATTTCTTTTTCAGCTGCCTCATGAAGTGGAAGAGACGTTAATACTTGTCTTATGAGCTTCTGAATTTTTGGATGTCTAAGAACGAATTCCTTGAAGTTGTTTGCGTAAAAGATATAAGTGAGTTCATCATTGGTGCAGTTCGACAAATACCTTTCAATCACATAGCTATTAATGGAATCATACTCAAAGAAATGAGATTTAATTCTACAAATTGTTTCTTCAAGGTTTGGAGAGATAATCCAATTCGGGACTTTCTCTTTCTTCTTTCGAATTGTATTCATCCAATCGAAACATTCATTGATATGAAAGAATCTCATATTGTCACCAACATATCCCTCGAAGAAGGCTGCCATAGTTGTGATGATACTCTGGGCCATGATAGTTGTTGCTGCTGGTGAATATTTTGTATAGAATGCTGCCATAGGAGCACCGGAGGCTCCATATTCAGCATTCATAACCACCTTGGCATTCATCTGAGCTAAGTCAAGTCTCTGGTATTCATCATCTTCTGGTTGATATTTAAACATCTCTCTCTTAATTTGTTTCCTTTCTTTCTTGAGAGATCTTAACATATTCGATGTAGGAGATTCCAGGACATCTGGTTGCATATAGAATGTGGCATTTCCAGAAACTACTGGAAGCTTCTTTTCAATCCAATTACATAGTTCAGTAAGATTGATATCCTCTCTTTCTCCTGTGACATTATTGTCAATTGATAAAGGAGGATCCATCATTTTCTCTTTGAATTTTCGAATGACAATTCTCTCTATATCATCTTTATTTAAGTCTGGATGGATTTGGAGAATTGTATTAACAGATTCTTTTATAAAGTCTTTCTTTAATCCCATTTGATCATCCCCTTAGTTGCTAAAAGAATATATCTTTTCAGAAAGGGTTATTAACTGAACCTGATTGGATGGACTTGTAGTAACTTCATAGTAGACAAGATCTTCGTTTGGACTCTTTGCTACAGATGTTGATGTTACGAAGTACAGTAATCTATTGACATAATTATTTTC